GGAAGCCAAGCGGGAGTACCGAATCAAGGCGGCTAAGATCCACGTTCAGAACCTCTCCCTGCTGGGCCAGAGGATCGGCTTCAACATGGCTCTGGGCTTGGCCCGTCGCTACGAGAAGTTCCGCAAGATCTTCTTTCCCTACCAGCTCGACTTCCGGGGCCGCATCTACGCAGTCCCCCACCTGAACCCCCAGGGGTCAGACTTTCAGAAAGCCCTGTTGCGATTCGCAAACGGCAAACCCTTGGGCTCCGAGGGATGGAAATGGTTGGCAATCCACGGTGCCAACGTTGCTGGCTACGACAAGGCCAGCTTTGAAGACCGTGTCAATTGGGTACAAGACAATGAAGAAGAGATTTTGGCTATCGCGGGAGATCCATACAACAACCGAGGGTGGTGTTCGGCTGTCGGCAGTGTTGAGATTGACAAACCCTGGCAGTTCCTTGCGTTTTGCTACGAGTGGAAAGGTTTCACTGAGCATGGTGAGTCGTTCGTATCAAAGCTGCCCGTGGCTATGGACGGTTCATGCTCTGGTATCCAACACTTTTCGGCCATGCTCCGTGACGAAGTGGGTGGATCAGCGGTCAACCTGGTCCCACGTGACCTTCCCGCCGATGTTTACCAGCTCGTAGCCAACAAGGTGATGGAGCAGGTTGAAGACGACCTGGTCAACGGAACCGAGGACGAGCTGCGGCACACCGACGAGGGTGTGGCCTACGTCAAGGAAGGCACCAAGACCATCGCAGCCCAGTGGAAAGCCTTCGGGATCACCCGCAAGGTGACCAAGCGATCCGTCATGACGCTGGCCTACGGCTCCAAGGAGTATGGCTTCAAGGAGCAGCTCATGGAGGACATCATCCGCCCAGCCAAGCAGTCTGGCAAAGCCTTCCCTTTCCAGGGTGATGGCTACCAGGGCGCCCAGTACATGGCCAAGGCGATCTGGGTCGCTGTGAACCGTGTGCTGGTGAAAGCTGGCGAGGCCATGAAGTGGCTCCAAGGGGCTGCCTCTCTGGCTGCCTCAGAGGAACTGCCGGTGCGCTGGTCGACCGCTGTGGGTTTCCCCGTGATGCAGGCTTATGCCGATCTGGAGAAGCGCAAGGTGAAGACTGCCATCAATGGCAAGCTGGTGTACCTCACCATGTACCAGGACAAGGACAATCTGGACCGTCGCAAGCAGTCTCAGGGGATCGCTCCCAACTTTGTCCACTCCTGTGATGCCGCCCACATGATGCTGACCGTGGTGCGAGCCAAGCAGGCTGGCATCGACAACTTCGCCATGATCCATGACTCGTTCGGGACCACCGCTGGGGATGTCGAGCAGCTCTACCACACTGTCCGCGAGGGCTTTGTGGAGATGTATGGGGATGTGGACGTGATCGAATCCTTCCGGGATGAAATCATGCAGCAGCTCTCAGAGAAGAACCGAGAGAAACTCGAAGCTCTCCCAGCCCGTGGTTCTCTGGACCTGACAGAGGTGGTTAACAGCAGGTATTGCTTTGCCTGAACGTTTACCAGTTGGCAATGGTTGCACAATTGGAATACCCAAACTTAAAAGGAACCCACATGTTTCAGATCGTTATGCCTGATGGCACCTTCCGGTTTGCTTACTCAGTCGCTGAGCGCAACCAGATCATCCGTGAAATGAAAGACGCCTACGAAGGCTATTTGAAGTAAGGACTTTATGAAATTCAAAAAAGAATTCCTCCAAGAGCTGGCATGGGAAGACCATGACGACAATGTCGAAATCATCTCGACAGAACTGGTAGATACCACACGTTGGTGTATCGTTTACTCTCAGATCTTCAAGATCGACGGTAAGTTTTACGAAACCAGCTACCGCACTGGTGCGACTGAAAGCCAAGACGAGCGTCCCTACGAATACGAGGCTGACGAAATCGAATGTCCAGAGGTGGTACCTGTAGAGAAGACCATCATTGTTTACGAACCTAAAAAGTAATTTATGACTAAAGCAAAGAACCCCCGATACACAACGCCTGCAGGCATTGCTCAGTATCCATATTTAACCAAGCCCGACACCAAGTTCAATCCTGATGGCGAGTACAAGATCTCCTTGGAGATCAAGGACCCTACACTGTCCGCTCCTCTCGTCACCTTTTTGGATGAACAGTTCGCAGCCTCTGTGGCCAAGGCCAAGAAGGAGAACGCTGGTAAGAAGATCAAGGAAGGTGACGTGCCCTACTCAGTGGATGAGGACAGTGGCAAGGTCACCGTCCGCTTCAAGCTGAAGGCCAAGGTCACCCCCAAGCAGGGCGATCCCTTCGAACAGCGCCCAGCCATCTTTGACGCCAAGGGCAAGCCCCTGATGGACGCGAAGATTGGTGGCGGCTCCAAGGTCAAGGTGGCCTACGAGCTGGTGCCCTACTACACGGCCATTGCCGGTGCTGGGGTGTCGCTCCGTCTGAAGGCTGTCCAGGTCATTGACTTGGTCGAGTTCAGTGGTGGCGCAAGTGCCGATGCCTATGGCTTCGGTGAAGAAGAGGGTTACGAAGCGGAAGATACCCCCGCTGCACAGAATGGCTTCAGCGAAGAAGAAGAGTCCGACAAGGACTTCTAAGAAGCCGCTCTCTACGAACCAAGTGGGACTCAAGTATGGGTTCCGCTCTGGTCTGGAAGAACGAATCGCGGAAGACCTCACATCCAAGGGTGTGGGGTTTTCTTTTGAGGAGTTGGTTATCCCTTATGTGAAACCAATGAAACCTGCGAAGTACACTCCAGACTTCAAGCTAGAGAACGGTATCATCATTGAGAGCAAAGGTCGCTTCCTCACAGAGGACCGACAGAAACACTTGCTCGTTCAAAATCAACACCCAGAGTACGACATTAGGTTCGTATTCAGCAACTCCAAGACCAAGATCAGCAAGCGTAGCAAGACTACCTATGCAGACTGGTGCGAGAAGCATGGCTTTCTCTACGCAGACAAGGAGATTCCTGATGCGTGGCTGAAGGAAAAGAAGAATGGTATATAAAGCTAATACTAAGAAGCGAGAGAAGACTGACTTCATCGCAATTCATTGCAGTGCTACCGCTGGCCAGAACTTTGGTGCTGCGGACATCGACAAGTGGCACCGGAAGAATGGCTGGGCCTGCATTGGCTACCACTACGTGATCCGTCGAGACGGCACCGTGGAGGAGGGCAGGGAAGAGAGCGTCATCGGAGCCCACGTGGCTGACTGGAACTCTGTCTCACTGGGCATCTGCATGGTGGGTGGAGTGGACGCTGACGATCACACCAAGGCGAAGAACAACTTCACCAAGGAACAGTTCGCCTCTCTCAAGCAGCTCCTGATTGACCTGAAGGTGCGATACCCCAAGGCCAAGATCCAGGGTCACCGAGATTTCCCTAATGTCCACAAGGCTTGTCCGTCATTTGACGTTGCCGAGTGGCTTAAGGTTGCACAATTGGATAACTAACCGAAGGATATATGGATAAGGACGAAAGTACATTTCTGAGACACATACCTTGTGAGAACTGCGGCTCGTCCGATGCTAACTCTTTGTACTCGGACAACCACCAGTTTTGTTTTGCTTGTAACACTCATGTCAAAGGTGACGGTGAATGTTCAAATACGCCGACTTCTACGGTGAAGAAGGAGAAGGGTTTGATCTCTGGATCATACCAGGACCTGATCAAAAGAGGCATCCGCGAGGACACTTGCAGGAAATTTGGCTACCAGGTTGGCGAGTACCAGGGTCGCACTGTCCAGATTGCCCCGTACTACGATGCGAGTGGAACCCTTATTGCCCAAAAGATCCGTACCCAGAGTAAGGACTTCCCGGTCCTAGGAGACACCAAGGGACAGAGCGCCTGTCTCTTCGGCTCTCAGCTCTGGAACTCAGGCAAGAAGATCATCGTCACTGAAGGTGAGATCGATTGTCTTACTGTCAGCCAGGTGCAAGGCAACAAGTGGCCCGTGGTCTCTGTACCAAACGGTGCTAGTGGTGCAAAAAAATCCATTGCAAAAAATTTGGAGTACTTCAACAAGTTCGAAGAAGTTATTTTCATGTTCGATATAGACGAACCTGGAAAGGCTGCTGCTGCTGAGTGTGTACAGCTCTTCGAACCTGGCAAGGCAAAGATCGCCACGCTGCCCTTCAAGGATGCCAATGAGTGCCTCCAGAAGGGCCAGCCTGAGGCCATCGTCACAGCCATGTGGAATGCCAAGGCCTATCGCCCTGATGGCATCCTAGCCGGTGAGGATCTCTGGGCTGAGGTCTCCTCCAACGAGGTGATCCCAGCCATCTCCTACCCCTGGGAAGGACTGCAAGGTCTGACTCACGGTGCTCGCAAGGGTGAGCTCGTGACCATGACTGCAGGCTCAGGCGTAGGTAAGTCAGCCATCGTTCGTGAGATTGCCCACCACCTGATCAAGGCCGGTGAGACAGTTGGCATGATCATGCTGGAAGAGAACCCTAAGAGAACCGCACTGGGTCTCATGGGTATTGAACTAAATAAACCGCTCCATTTGAGCAGAGAGGGAATAGATGAAGCTGACATTAAGAGAGCGTTTGACAGCACTGTTGGTTCTGGACATGTTTTTCTTTATAATCACTTTGGTTCCAGCGATATTGATAATCTTGTGTCCCGTGTTCGGTTCCTTGCTCGGGGCTGTGGTTGTAACTGGATTGTCCTCGACCATCTTAGCATTGTCGTTTCTGGCCTTGGGGACGGTGACGAAAGACGGCTCATCGATAATGCGATGACACTGCTCCGTACCCTGGTCGAAGAGACAGGGGTAGGGATGTTCCTCGTGTCACACCTCAAGCGTCCTTCGGATGGCAAGGGGCATGAGGAGGGAGCCAAGACTTCATTGTCCCAGCTCCGTGGATCACACTCCATTGCTCAGCTCAGTGACATGGTCATTGGCTTGGAGCGAAACCAACAGGGTGACAACCCCAACGTGACAACCCTGCGTGTCCTGAAGAACCGGTTCTCCGGTGAGACAGGGCAGGCGGGTTACCTTTTGTATGACCGCGACACTGGCCGTCTCTCAGAGACTACTGGTGATTTCAAAGACGAAACCCAATCGGAATTCTAATGACTCAGAACGACATCATCATTCGCCACCTCAATCGCTCAGGCAGCATTTCGCAGCGTGAGGCACTGATCGACTATTCGATCCAGTCCTTGACCAAACGTATCAGCGAGTTGCGTGACGAAGGGTTTGATATTCAGACCCAGCACAAGAAGCATCCTGTGACTGGCCAGCGTTACGCTCGGTATATTCTGAAGAAGTAAAGATTGCGGCTGGGTAGCTCCCAGATATGTCAAGCCGGACAGACATAGCGGCTATCGGGTGCGAGTCCCGTCCAATTATTTATTGCTACTCGAAAGGGAGAGCGTGGCACTTATATTCGATTTGGAAACAGATGGATTGCTGGATGAAGTAAGCAAGATACATTGTTTGGTTATCAAGGATACGGACATGGGGGATGTATTCATATACACCCAGCCGGATATTGATACAGGCCTGAGGAAGCTGGTTGAAACAAACCAGATTATCTCCGGTCACAACGTGATCAAGTATGACATCCCTGTCATCCAGAAACTCTACCCTTGGTTCAAGGTAGATCCCTCCAAGGTCTTCGATACCCTAGTTGCCACGCGACTGATCTGGGCGAACGTCAAGGACACCGACAACGTTCTCCTCAAGAAGGAACAACTCCCCGGTAAACTCTTCGGGTCTCACTCACTGGCTGCCTGGGGTTATCGCCTCGGCAACTACAAGGGTGACTACGACGGTGGCTGGGAGACATTCTCTCAGGAGATGCTGGATTACTGCGTCCAGGACGTAGAGGTGACTGCCACTCTCTACCAGAAGATCATCGATCAGAATTGCTCACAGCAGGCCTTGGACCTAGAGCATCAGGTGGCATGGCTTATGGCCAAGCAGGAGCGTAACGGCTTTTGCTTCGACATGAAGAAGGCCTCCGTCCTCCTGGCTACTTTGGTCCAGCGTAGAGGGGAGCTGGAGAGGGAACTCAAGGAGTACTTTGGCTCCTGGGAGGTACAGCTCCCCGACTTCGTGCCTGCTCGTGACAACAAGACCCTCGGATACAAGAAGGGTGTGCCCGTCAAGAAGATCAAGACGGTTGAGTTCAACCCTTCATCTCGTGACCACATCGCAGACCGGCTGATCACTCTCTATGGGTGGAAGCCAGCAGACTTCACTGAAGGTGGCAAACCTCAGGTGGATGAAATCGTGCTGGGGAAACTCAGCTACCCACCCTGTAAACAACTTACCGAATATCTGCTTGTCCAGAAGCGGATCTCCCAACTCAATGAGGGAGGTCAGGCCTGGATGAAGTGTGAGAAGAAAGGAAAGATCCATGGATCTATTAACCCGAATGGAGCAGTTACTGGACGTGCTACTCACTCTTATCCGAATATCTCTCAAGTGCCTTCTTCTGGTTCTCCTTATGGTCATGACTGTCGTGCTCTTTTTACTGTCCCTGACGGTTGGGTCCTATGTGGGGCAGATGCTTCTGGCCTAGAACTACGCTGCCTTGCCCACTTCATGGCTAAGTGGGACGGTGGCAAATACGCTGAGGTACTTTTAGGTGGAGACATTCACACAGAAAATCAAAAGGCTGCTGGCCTGGAGACCCGGAGCCAAGCCAAGACCTTCATCTACGCCTTCCTGTATGGTGCTGGGGACGCAAAGATCGGGTCCATTGTTGGTGGAACTGCGGCCCACGGTAAGCAACTCAAGTCCAAGTTTCTACGTTCACTGCCTGCCCTCGGACGACTGGTCGAAGCCGTTGGAGCTGCTGCAAAACGCGGTTACCTCGTTGGACTTGATGGACGTAGAATTCACGTTAGAAGTTCACACGCTGCACTGAACACCCTCTTGCAGGGAGCCGGTGCCATCGTCTGCAAACAATGGCTCGTCCTCCTAGAGGAACACCTTCAAGCCTGTGGCTTCGGCCATGGGTGGGACAAGGACTATGCCTTCTGTGCCTGGTCTCACGACGAGGTGCAGATCGCCTGCCGTACTCCAGAGATCGCCAAGGAGGTGGCAGACATTGCTACCCATTGTGTTGCCCTAGCAGGGAAGCACTTCGGGTTCCGCTGCCCTTTGGCTGGCGAATCTAAGATCGGCACCACATGGGCCGACACACACTGATGAACCGACAATCATTCAACGAGATCCTCCTACGGGCATACCGTCAGGGCCTCCCTCTCCAATCGAACGTCTCCCGAGAGTTCGACCAGGAGGTGGCAGCTCTGGCCAGCCTTGGGTTGATCACCACAAAAGAAGCCCCCCACACCTACGGGCGCATATGGCGAATAACGGAAGAGGGTCTGGGTCTCCTCCGTGAAGAAGGTTATTTATGAAACATGAGAAGCTGCGACCAAATGCAGTGCGTGTCATGGGCAGAAACTACATTGTCTGCTATGAAGAAGACGCACTCTTAGGCACAGAGAACCTGGGGATTTGCAATAATCACCAGTGCATTATCGTGATCAAAGAGGGGCAGCATCCTGTTGAGGAAGCAGACACTCTCTTGCACGAGATCTTCCACGCAGTTTGGTACTGTATGTCGATCTCTGACGGTGGCGCTGCTGAAGAGCAGGTCGTCCGTCGTATGTCCTCTGGCATGTTGTCCGTCTTTATGGATAACCCAAACCTCTTGAAGTACTTTCAGTCCATTCAAAACCCACCACACTTGGAACTCTAAACAATGAAGATTGCTGACATTGATGTTGAATACATGGACCACATGGGTAGTGACCTGACTGTGGTGAACGCTGCTCGTGTGAGCTTCGCAAAGGAGCGAGCCGAGTTTGATCACGCCACTGACCGGGGACTCATCAAGTACCTGGCCAAGCACAACCACTGGTCCCCTTTCGCTCACTGCTCAGCATCCTTCCGAGTCAAGGCTCCAATCTTCGTGGCACGGCAGCTCGTGAAGCACACCGTAGGGTTCTCCTGGAATGAGGTGAGCCGACGTTACGTGAACGAGGAGCCTGAGTTCTTCATTCCCGATGCGTGGCGCAAGGCCGCTGAGAACGTGAAGCAGGGCAGCTCGGCTGAGACTGTGGCCATGACAATGGACCCAGCCAAGGCTTCAACCGCTGCCTCTTTGGAGACATACAAGTTCATGCTCAAGCTGGGCGTATGCCCTGAGCAAGCTCGCATGGTTCTCCCCCAGAACACCATGACTGAGTGGATCTGGACAGGCACCCTCTACGCATGGGCTCGTATGTGTGAGCTCCGTCTTGATCCCCACACCCAGGCTGAGACCCGTGTGGTTGCCCAAGCTGTCTCTCATGAGATGGCAGCACTGTTTCCAGTGTCATGGGAATTTTTGATAAATTACGAAGAGAAAGAAAAAGTATGCGCATTGCTCTCATCGACGCAGACATCCTCGCCTACCAAGCAGCAGTAGTAGCTGAACAGGCGTATGACTGGGGTGATGGTCTATGGACCCTTCACGCCTTTGAGAACGAAGCCTTCGCACACTTCGACTCTCTCCTTCGCACGATCTGCACCAAGGTCGATGCTGACGATTCCCTCCTGGTATTCTCCGACAAGGAGAACTGGAGGAAGGAAGTGCTCCCCACCTACAAGAGCAACCGTGCTGGCACCCGCAAGCCGATGCTCCTCAAGGCCATCCAAGGATATGCAAGGGGTAACTACCAGTGCATCTCCAAGCCTACGCTGGAGGGTGACGACACCATTGGGATCTATGCGACCTTCAAGTCCAAGCTGGAGCCTGTCCGTGAGTTCATCATTTGCTCACTGGACAAGGACTTCAAGACGATCCCTGGCAAGCACTACAACTTTGGCCGCGATGAGTTCTTTGAGATCTCTGAGCACGAGGCTGACAAGTGGCACATGATCCAGACACTGACTGGTGATGCCACCGATGGCTATGCGGGTTGCCCCGGCATTGGCCCTAAGACTGCCGAGAAGATTCTCCAGGTAGCTTTGGACGAGGGTACCCCTTGGGCTAACCCTAAGGAGCTGAGACAGCTCTATTGGAAGCACGTGGTCAAGGCCTACGACAAGGCAGGCTTTGGTGAGGAAGAGGCACTGGTGCAAGCCCGTGTCGCTCGCATCCTCCGTGCTGAAGACTATGACGACATTCAGAAGAAAGTAATTTTATGGACTCCGACTTGAACCGATTCTTTGATCGCCCCGCATTTGGTCACCCGCAGGAAGACGCCTTCGACGCTGGCCACAGACAGGTTGGTGGTGACCACTACTTCAATCCAATCCAGCCATGGGACATCATCCGTGCCTGGGATCTGAACTATTGGGAAGGTAACATTGTCAAGTACGCATTGCGTCACAAGGGCAAGGGCAAGGTCGAGGACCTGGAGAAGGCCAAGCATTACCTTGAGTACCTCATTGAGAACTACGATGAACTTTACTGAGTATCAACAGAAGGCAATGGCCTTCCGCCTTCCTACGGCTGATGCGATGTATGCCCTCCTGAACTTGGGCGCTGAGGCAGGGGAGGTTCTCTCCCTGGAAGCCAAGCTGATCCGAGACGGAGGCAACGTCGATGAGTATCGAAGGAAGCTGAAGAAAGAACTAGGTGATGTGCTTTGGCATGTTGCCGCAATAGCTAAGGACAACGGCATGGATCTCCATGATATTGCCGTTGGCAACATTCATAAACTGGCTGAACGCCAAACTAAAAATACAATACAAGGCAATGGTGACGACCGCTAATCCCTCCCTCCGCGCTCAGCTAATTACACGACGAACTTATAACCGACCTACGGATGACACAGGTAAGAACTTTGAGACCTGGGAACAAACTGTAGACCGAGTGATCTCACACCAGCTTTGGCTGTGGGAACGAGCCGGTGCCAACAAGTATGACGAGGCTGTTGAGAACGAACTGAACGAATTGCGCCAGCTCATGCTTGACCGCAAGGTCTTGATGTCGGGTCGTACCCTATGGCTGGGTGGTACCTCCGTTGCTAAGCAGCGTGAGGCTTCTCAATTCAACTGCTCATTTACAAATGTCGAATCTGTACAAGATGTTGTCGATGTTCTTTGGCTACTACTTCAGGGTTGTGGCGTTGGCTTCTCTCCTGTGGTGGGGCAGCTTACGGGTTTCCGCAAGCCGATTGCTGAACTCGAAATCCTAAAATCTGAACGCACCGAGAAGGGTGGTGATGAAGCCAACAAAGAAACCTGGGATGCAGAAACCAAGACCTGGACAATCCGAGTTGGTGACTCAGCCGAAGCCTGGGCCAAGTCCATTGGTAAGCTGGCCGCTCATCCATTTCCCGCCGATAAACTTGTTCTCGATTTCTCCCAGATCCGTCCCGCAGGTGAACGACTGAAGGGTTACGGTTGGATTTCTTCAGGTGATGCCGCCATCGCCAAAGCCTATGAAGCAATTTTTCACATCCTTAATCGTCGCGCTGGCAGTCTGCTTACTCGGATTGATATCCTTGATATTGTTAATTGGCTTGGCACTGTCCTATCTAGCCGACGCAGCGCAGAGATCGCTCTCTTCGCGTATGGCGAGGATGAGTGGCAGGAGTTCGCAGTAGCCAAGAAGGACTTCTGGATCAACAACATCCAGCGAGCCCAGTCCAACAACTCCCTGCTGTTCAAGAGCAAGCCCCTGCGCTCCGAGATGGAAGCGATCTTCGCCATGATGGTGGAAGCCGGTGGCTCTGAGCCAGGTTTCATCAACGGCCAGACGGCCACCAAGCGAGCTCCGTGGTTCAAGGGTTGCAACCCCTGTGCAGAGATCCTGCTGGGTAACAAATCATTCTGCAATCTCACGGAGGTAGACGTTGGCAAATTCAAAGGTGACTCTTCGGGACTTCGTCGAGCAATACATCTCGCCGCACGTGCAAACTACCGACAGACCTGTGTGGATCTCCGCGATGGTATTCTCCAAGAAGCCTGGCACCTTAACAACGACTTCCTCCGTCTGTGTGGAGTCGGTCTTACAGGTATCGTACGACGGCCTGATCTGGGAGCATACGACTACACTGAACTCCAACGAACTGCTACTGCAGGTGCTTATTCAATGGCTGATGAACTTGGGACTCCGAGACCTAAGAATATCACAACCGTCAAGCCATCCGGAACGCTCAGTAAGATCATGGATACTACAGAGGGAGTCCACAAACCCCTAGGAAAGTATGTCTTCAACAACGTCAACTTCTCTAAGCACGATCCTCTGGTACCCCTGTGCCGTGCTGCTGGCTACCGTGTGTTCGATAATCCAGTTGATCCCGAGTCTGTCCTGATCACCTTCCCGGTGAGCTGGGACGATGTGCCTTTCGACAAGGTACACAAGGACGGTGTGGATCTGGAGGTGAACCTAGAGTCAGCCGTAAGCCAGCTAGAGCGATACAAACTGATCATGGAGAACTGGTGCCAGCAGAACGTCTCTGCGACTATCAGCTACTCCGTTGATGAAGTCCCAGCCATCATTGATTGGCTGATGGACAACTGGAACGTCTACGTGGGCGTATCCTTCCTGTTCCGTGCTGACCCCAGCAAGACAGCCAAAGACCTTGGTTACCTCTACCTGCCTCAGGAAGTGGTGAGCAAGGAAGTGTTTGACGAATATGCCTCACGAATTGTTTCTCTGGAGATCGACCAAGCGAATAGCTTTGACGAGATCCAAGGTGAAGACTGTTCAACAGGTGCCTGTCCCATTCGCTAAATGACATCAAAACGCACATCGAAGTACCGTGCTAAGGAAGAGGGCGGTCAACGGATCGTCCTCCTCCCTAAGAACGACAAACAAGCAGCCTACATCAAAGCCCTCAAGGCTTGTCCCCAGGTGATCGTCACTGGTCCTGCGGGTACGGGTAAGACATTCATCGCGTCTACCTACGCTGCCACCCTGTTCGCCAAGGGACAGATCGACAAGATCATCCTGACCAGACCCAACGTGGCCTCTGGGAGATCCCTAGGATTCTTCCCAGGAACCATGGAGGAGAAGATGGCACCCTGGGTGATCCCCTTCACCGATGTCCTGGAGGCCTGCCTAGGTCCCGAGGTCTACGCTATCGCAACCAAGAAGCGTCAGATCGACATCGTGCCGTTCGAGGTCATGCGTGGCCGTACCTTCAACAATGCCTTCGTGATCCTGGACGAGGCTCAGAACACCTCACCTTCCGAGATGAAGATGTTCCTGACCCGTATCGGGGAGGATTCTCAAGTGCTCCTCAATGGCGATATCAAGCAGTCGGACCTCCGGTCTACCTCTGGATTGAAGACCATTATCGACATGATCAAGCACCAGAATCTGCCCGTGGAACACATCGAGTTCACTGTGGACGACATCGTCCGATCAGATATCTGCGCCATGTGGGTAAAGGCCTTTGACAAGGTAGGGATTTAATGGTTGCCCAATTGGAGAACTCATGGATAACTTAAGGTTTCCTTTGATATCTAAAGAATTACTTGAAGTGTTGGAAAAGAGATTCCCTGACCGTGCCCCGGATCTACAGGATTCGATGGAAGCCATTAGGTTTCAGTCGGGTCAGGTCTCAGTCGTTAGGCTACTCCAGCACCACTTTACATTACAGAACCAGAACATTCTGGAGAAATGAAATTATGTGCTTCATGCCTAAGTCCCCTCCGCCATCGCCGCCTCCAGCTCCTGCCGTTCCTCCCCCGGATCTGGCTCGTGTTGCCCCGGCTGAAGGTTTGAACCGCAAGGATGCTGGAATGCTGGCAGCCAATCGTGGCCGTGGCTCTCTTCGTATTGACCGTACCCAGACCGACACAGGCTCGTCCGGTAGTGGTCTAAACATTCCCGTCTAAGGTAGTAAATGGAAGAGAAAGACAATGAGCAGACAGGGTCCGCTGCGAGTCTATATGAGAAGTTGACGATAGATCGTAATAACTTCTTGGACCGCGCTAGGGACTGCTCCAAATATACAATCCCTACCCTTATTCCCCCTAGTGGTCACTCAAGTGGCACTAAGTACTACACGCCCTATCAGGGCATTGGTGCTCGTGGTGTCAACAACCTGGCTTCTAAGCTGCTCCTCGCCCTTCTCCCTCCTAACTCCCCCTTCTTCCGCCTCCAGATTGATGACTTCACTCTTGAGGAATTGACGAAGCAGGAAGGCATGAGAGCCAAGGTCGAGGAAGGCCTGAACAAAATTGAACGTGCCGTCCAGTCTGAACTGGAAGCTGGCGCCGTTCGTGTGTCCGCCTTTGAGGCAATGAAGCACTTGCTGGTGGGTGGCAACTCCCTCCTGTATCTCCCCGAGACCGGTGGGATGCGAGTGTTCCCCTTGGAGAAGTTCGTGGTCCGTCGTGACCCCATGGGCAACGTCATGGACATCGTCGTCAAGGAGATGACTGCCTATGATGCCCTGCCTAAGGACATCCGTGAGGCTATCTCTCATGAGGCCGACAAGACGCCCAACGGCACCAAGGACATCGCCCTCTACACCCACGTCACCATGGAAGATGGTGAGTGGAAGGTGCATCAAGAGATCAAGGGCATGATCGTCCCTGGCTCTGAAGGCACCTATCCCAAGGATAAGTCTCCATGGATTCCCGTCCGGTTCACCAAGGTGGATGGCGAGAACTATGGCCGCTCCTACGTCGAAGAGTACCTCGGTGACATCAAGTCCCTGGAAGGTCTCTCACAAGCGATCGTGGAAGGCTCAGCCGCAGCAGCCAAGGTTCTGTTCCTGGTCAATCCCAACGGTACGACAAGCCAGAAGACCCTCGCAGAGTCACCCAACGGTGGCGTGGAAGAGGGCAATGCCGCTGACGTGACCGTGCTCCAGCTCAACAAGTTCAACGACTTCCGTGTGGCCTTGGAGACATCAACCCGAATCGAAGAGCGTCTCGCCTTCGCCTTCCTGTTGAACTCCGCAGTCCAGCGCAATGGTGAGCGAGTGACCGCTGAGGAGATCCGATACATGGCCAATGAGCTGGAAGCAGCTCTGGGTGGTATCTACTCGATCCTCTCGCAGGAACTCCAGCTCCCCATGGTCAATCGAATCATGTTCGCCATGGAGCGTAAGAAGAAACTGCCAGTGCTCCCTAAGGGTACCGTCAAGCCAGTCATCGTGACCGGCATTGAGGCCTTGGGTCGTGGCAACGATATGAACAAGCTCCAGGCCTTCTTTGAAGCTGCCGCTGGTATTGCGAACCTTCCTCCCGAGATCAACCGTGAGGATGCCCTGACACGTCTGGGTACCTCTCTGGGTATCGACATGAAGGGTCTCGTGAAGTCAGCAGATCAGGTAGCCGAAGAGCAAGCCCAGGCACAACAGCAGGCCATGATGCAGGATGCGATGAATCCAATGATCACCCAAGGTGGTCAGATGATGAAGCAGGCCATGGCCAATAACGCACAACCCCCTGAACAAGGAGCACCTGGTGGCTAATGCTAACCCAGCTAGTGCTGCCCCTAAGAAGGAAGCTAAGGAGACCAAAGCGTCTCCTAGCAACCCTCCCATCGAGTATGTCGGTGAGGGAGCAGATAAAGTAAAATTCACAGTGGACCCTAAGGCCAAGCTCATTCGCGTCTATGCGGATGGCCGAATCCTTGTGGACTACTAATAGGAAACCAATGGTTGATACTGTAGTTATTCAGAGTACTCCTCCGGCTGTGCCCGAGGATCATGATCAGAAGATGATTGCTAAGGTCGATGCGGCCACCAATCCTCCCGAACCGGGAACTGAAGGTACTCCCCCTGCGGACCGCCCCTCGTGGCTCCCAGAGAAGTTCAAGTCTCCTGAGGACATGGCCAAGGCCTACTCAGAGCTGGAGTCCAAGTTGGGTGCCAAGCCTGCAGATCCCCCTGCAGATCCTCCTAAGGATGGCCTTGAGATCCCCCCAGATCCACAGGCTGCCCTGGCAGACAAAGGGTTGAATCTCCAGGACTTCTCGACTGAGTTCGCTCAGACGGGTGAACTGTCCGCAGAGAGCTACGCCAAGCTCGAAAAGGCTGGCTTCGATAAGAACCTGGTGGACCAGTACATCGAAGGACAGCGAGCTGTAGCCGCTCGATTCGAAGCTGACATCATGACCGAAGTCGGTGGCACTGAGAAATACACCGAGATGGTCACGTGGGCTAAGGCCAACCTGTCACCTGCAGAGATCGACGCATACAATGCAGCGGTATCCTCAGGCAATGCAGATCATGCCAAGCTCGCAGCTCTCGGTCTGGGTGCCAAGTTCCAGAAGGCTGTAGGGTCAGACCCTCAGCGTCTCTTGGGTGGCCAGGGTAACAACACCGGTGGTGATGTCTTTGAGTCAATGGCTCAAGTCACGGCTGCTATGAAGGACCCTCAGTATAAGACTGATCCTGCTTTCCGTGCAAAGATCCAGGCTAAGCTAGCCCGATCTAACGTACTCTAATAGGTGATCTATGAACCCTCTCATCGTAGGGGGCATCTTTGATCTTGCTGGTAAGGTATTTGATAAGCTCTTCCCCAATCCGGAAGATAAAGCCAAAGCCCAACTAGAGCTGTTCAAGCTCCAGCAGGAAGGTGCCTTCAGAGAACTAGAGGCGAACCTCCAGCTTGCTCAAGGGCAGATGGATATTAACAAGGCCGAAGCTGAATCCCCTGATTTCTTCAGGGGTGGCTGGCGTCCATTTATTGGATGGGTGTGTGGTTGGGGACTGGCTTACCAGTTCCTTATCAGACCGATCCTGACATTTATTTTGATGGTCATGGAGGCCAAGGTCCAGACACTCCCTACGTTGGAGCTGGACACCCTCATGACCTTGCTCTTTGGCCTTCTCGGTTTGGGTACCTTGCGTACCGTAGAGAAGCTAAAGGCTCTAAAGTAATCCTACTACCTTAGGAACGTTGCGCTACGTAAAGGCGTCTGACAGCCGGGAAAGACCGGCACCTTCTCGTATTATTGAAGACGATCCACACTGCATTCTTATGCGGTGGAATTGCAATTCTAAGAACTGATTACACGTACCTTAGCCTCTGCGGAGATAACTACTGTGTTGAGTGTGTCGGGTTCTAGGAGGTTGCTCAACTTTCTTCAACTCACACGAGATAAAATATTATGGCTAATGCTACTCCTAGCCGCCTGGGTCAAGTCAACAATTCTGGTGACGCCAAGGCGCTGTTTCTTAAAGTTTTCGCTGGTGAAGTTCTGACTGCTTTCGAAGAGTCTACTGTCACCGCTGGTCGTTTTGCCGAGCGTACTATCGCTGCAGGTAAGTCTGCCCAGTTCCCTATCCTCGGTAAGATCGCTGCTGAGTACCACACTCCTGGTGCTGAGATCAACGGTTTGGCCGTGCCTGCAAACGAAGTTGTTATCACTATCGACGACCTCTTGATCAGCCACGCCTTCTTGTCGAACATCGACGAAGCCATGAACCACTATGATGTTCGTGCTCCTTATTCGACTGAGATTGGCCGTGCTTTGGCTTATGCTAAAGACAAGCAGTTGCTCCAGTTGGCCATCTTGGCTGCTCGCGGTACTGCTCCTGTGTCTGGCGAAGCTGGTGGTGGTTCTGTAACTGCCTCTACAATGCTGACTGACACGACTGGTGAGGCACTCGTTGCTTCCTTGTTCTCTGCTGCTCAGAAGTTGGACGAGAAGAACATTGCTGCTGATGGCCGCACTGCTTTCTTGGCTCCTAACGCTTACTACTTGCTCGCACAGAACACCAAGATCATGAACAAGGATTGGGGTGGTGCTGGTGTGTACTCTGACGGTAAGGTCCTGCGTGTTGCAGGTATCGAGATCGTTAAGACGAACCACGCTCCTTTCGGTCAGACGATTGCTAACGGCACCGTCGAAGCTGGTACTGGTAACAAGTACGCTGGTGTGTTCACTAACACTGTTGGTGTTGTGGCCACTAAGGAAGCCGCTGGTACTGTCAAGTTGATGGATCTGGCAATGGAATCCGAGTACGACATCCGTCGTCAGGGTACCTTGATGCTCGCTAAGTACGCTATGGGCCACGGTGTCCTGCGTCCTTCTTGCGCTATCGAATTGAAGACCGCCTAAACACGGCTCACCCTAAGGGGGAATCTCATTAACTTGGGGTTCCCCCTTTTTTTTATTGATAGGTATATTATGGCTCTTACTTTGACCACCGAACTCGATGCGGTCAACACCATGCTGGGCACCATTGGCGAGTCCCCAATCAACTCGCTGGATGCTGCTAATGCTGTGGCTGATGCTGTTACAGCTCGCTCTATCCTGTCTGAAGTCTCGGTTCAGGTTCAAGAAGAGGGCTGGCATTTCAATACGGACTATGAGTTCGTGCTGACCCCTACGTCCGATACGAAGGAGATCTTCGTTCCAGGGAACACCATTGAGGTGGACGTTAGCGAGTATGATCGCAGCGGAGTGGACGTAGCTATTCGCGGTAAACGTCTCTATGACCGCAAGAACAAGACGTTCCAATTCCAGCAGCCCATCAAGGCTGACCTGACGATCCTTTTAGAATTCGATGAGTTGCCTCAGGCAGCTCGCCATTACATTTCCATCCGTGCTGCCAGGGTGTTCCAGCAGCGAGTGGTTGGATCGGATACACTTGGTATTTACACCAAGGAAGACGAGGCCCGAGCTCTTCGGTCCATGCGCAGATACGAATCCCGTACTGCTGACTACAACATCCTCACAGGTAGCTATACTGTGGCGCGGATCATTGATCGATAATTATGTCCCTTATCTCTTCTTCCATCCCTAACTTTGTCAACGGTGTCTCTCAGCAACCCTTTACTCTTCGACTGAACTCTCAGGGCGAAGTCCAAGAGAATGGTCTTTCCACTGTCTCTCAAGGGTTGAAGAAGAGACCGCCCACAAAGCACCTTAAGAAAATCCAGAGCACTCCTCTGGGCAACTGTTTCATCCATACGATCAACCGTGATGCCAGCGAGAGATATATCTCCGTGGTGACCAATGGTGATCTGAAGGTCTATAATATTGCGGGCGTCGAGCAGACCGTATCATTCCCAAATGGGAAGGGTTACCTCGCTGGTGCCAGCCCATCTACTTCGTTCGCTGCAGTGACTGTGGCGGACTATACGTTCTTCGTGAACCGTAACATCTCTGTGGCTGCCTCAGGCGCTATCGTACCAACACGTCCCTACGAAGCCCTGATCAACGTCAAGGCAGGTAACTTCGGCAAAGAGTATGTGGTCTACATCAATGGTAACAACGTAGCGTACTTCAAGACCCCGACGGGCCAGTACCCTGCTGACGTAGAAAACATCTCCACCGACTATATTGCGTCGCAACTTCTGTCCGATCTGGTGGCTGCTGGATACAATGATGGCAACTGGTCGTGCTCCAAGCTGGGCTCTGTGATCTACATTAGGAACACTGGGACTGACTTTACGATCTCCACTGAGGATGGCTTTAACTCTAATGGTATGGTGGCCATCAAGGGTCGTCTGCAGAAGTTTGCCGATCTCCCAGCCAACTCAGCCGTCAATGGCTTCGTGGTTCAGATCACAGGCACCGGCTCCGGTGAGAGCTCCACGGCTCCCTTTGACAGCTACTATGTGACCTTCTCCACGGTCGGTGGATCAGGCGTTGGTACCTGGAAGGAGTGTGCAGCTCCTGGCATCCAGTCGGCCATTGGCCCCAACACCATGCCCCACATCCTGGTGCGTGAATCGAACGGGACCTTCACCTTCAAGCAGGCTACCTACAAGGAGCGGATCGTGGGTGACAATACGTCGAACCCATTCCCGTCCTTCATTGGCCACAACATTTCTGACGTATTCTTCTACAGAAACCGTTTGGGTCTCCTGGCTGATGAGTCGGTGATTTTCTCTGAAGCTGGAGAGTACTTCAACTTCATGCGCACTACGGTGACCCAGCTCCTCGACTCCGATCCCATCGATGTCAATGCGAGCCACACCAAGGTGTCCTTGCTCAAACACGCTGTGCCGTTCAACAAGCAGCTCTTGCTGTTCTCGGAGCAAACCCAGTTCATCGTGGACCAGAACGACATCCTGTCTCCCAAGACGATTGGTCTCAAGGTCGTCACTGAGTTCCCCTGCAACACCGCAGCTAAGCCTGTGGGTGTGGGTAAGAACGTTTATTTCTCAGTGGACAAAGGTGACTGGTCCTCATTCCGTGAGTACTTTGCTGACCTCAATAGCGTCACCAATGACTCCGTGGATGTCACTGCGCATATCCCGCAGTATGTCCCTTCGAATGTATTCAAGATCGCTGTTGCTGCCAACGAGGATATGTTGGTAGCCCTGTCCTCAAAAGATACCAGCAGCCTCTATGTGTACAAGTACTTTTTTAACAACAATGATAAGCTCCAGAGCTCGTGGTCAAAGTGGTCCTTTGGATCTGACAGCACGATCCTCAATGCGGACTTCATTGGCTCTGACCTGTACCTGGTGATCAACCGGGCTGACGGGGTGTTCCTAGAGAAGATGACGGTGTCTCTCGGTGATACCGGAGTAGGGGAGCCCTACACCATTCACTTGGATCGTAAGGTTCAGCTCGTCTCTGGCAACCTGGACTACAGCAGTGGCTACACGATTATCAGCCAGACAGCTCTAGGCTATGCTCCCAGCACGGGAACATATCAGATC